CCCTTAACATGAATTGGAGCGCCCTTTGCAAACAGAGAATGTTCACCTCTAAACTTCTGTACTCCGTTACAACTTCTTGGAAAGGCAATTTCTTCTGGTGATAATTTCATAAACTCTTCTCTAAACTCTTGTATAAAGCTATTTAGCATTTGTTCATCACCGTTCATAATGATATCCATAGCCTCTTTAATCTTATCTCGACATGGAGCAGGAGTTGAACTCTTGACTGCTTCGATACCCATCATCTTGAGTTTAGGAGTCTTGTATCGAACACCCTCTATATCGTGGCAGTTAAGAATGTATCGTTTCTTGGCTGTCCAGATACCCTTGTCTGCAATCACTTCTCGTTTCATGACCATTTTCTGGTCATATGCATTTACGACTTTAGCAAGGGCCTCATAAGATTTGTTAATGAACGGTTCAATTTTATCAGTGGCAATTTTATCCAGAAAATTGACGATGGTTTCTGTAGATGGATTTCTGTTCTTAAAAGAATTAGATACGAGTGTATCAAAAGTGATGTATACAGAATCCGTATCTGACGCAATAACGTAATCTTCCTTCTCAGTTCCGATAACCTTGTTGAGATAGATGTTAAGAGCTCTCTCAATCCATCGTATAGATAACTGACCACTTGTTGTAATCCCCTCAGCATTTCTAAGATCAAAATACCTAAACCAAGAATTCCCAATAGCACCATACGCACTATTAAGGGATATCTTTTTGGCCAATTGAATGTTCTCATACCTTGAGATATCTTTGAGATACCGTTTATCTTTAGTGTCCTCAAAGTTTTGCTTAGCCTCAAGCATAAGTCTCTTATATTTTGTACGATCATTGTAAATGCTCTCCATTAGTTCTGGAAGAAAACCACGTTTATCCTTTCTATAAAATGCACCATTTGGAGCCATACAATAGTTAGTAGTGTTTCTTATCTTACCATCAAGAATCTTATCAACCATGTCATCAGGTACTTCCTCATCAGAAGGAACAAGTGTCTCTGGTGAAATGTTGTACTGCATAATCAAATGTGGATATAGACTGTTTAGATCAAACGACATGACCCATTTGTGCATACCTACTTGCGGGTCTTTTACATATGCACCCTCATACTGAGCAGATTTGTCTTGACGTTTCTTTTGAGGTATGACAATATTATGTTCTTTTAGATAGTTGTATATGAGAACATCCCAATACCTAACCGTACCAAGAACATCCATATAATTAACTTTTGCATCATATGCCATCGTAAGACAAAGTTCAATCAACTTCATCTTATCCTCTAGTTTATCAACAATCTCAACGTCCTGTATGTTGTATTCGATAAACGATTGATAGTCTTTCTGATACCAATCTCTGAAAGTTTCATAGGGATTGCCAGCTTTCTTTTCACCCAACTCAACAAATGCAATATGATCTAGTCGATAAGACTCTTGTGCAGTATAGGTAAACTTTCGATACAAATCAAAATAGTCAAGTCCGGCAACACCTTGTATCGCATACACTTGATGGTTTCTACCCATTTTGTAAATGTCTTTAGAATAGACAACACCCCAAGGTGACAGACGTTTGATTTCATCCTCACCAAACAAATGAGTGATTCGATTGCAGAGATATGGTATATCAAAGAACTCTGTGTTCCAGCCGGTGATGATATCTGGTTGATGTTTCTCCCAAAATATAAGAAACTCTTTTAACAGATGTATTTCACTTTCACAGTGAATATACGTAACATCATCACGATCAGTGATAAATTCGTTAAGTCCAAATACCACAATCTTTTTATTCTGGTGATTTTTGATCGTAATCGACAACATTGGTTCCTCTGCTGTTCGTACAGCAGGAAATCCATTCTCGCACTCAACTTCGATATCAATGGTGACGATAAGAATCTTATCTAAGTCCCAATTAACTTGATCTTTGTATGTATCAGAGATATAGTTATAGGCAAACTGTGTATTGCCATAAACTTGATCTGGGTGGCTTTCATATAAATCAACCCACTCTTTCGCCTCTTTCATAGTATCGAAATGTCTTGGTAAAACTGGTGTGCCCTCTAAGGTTTTGTATCCAGTTTCTTGTTTGACAGGAGAGAATAGAGTAGGCTGATACCTAATCTTAAAGTTTTGTCGTTCACCGTTTACGACAGCACGAACATGGAGATTGTTTCCACGTTGAAGGACATTTGTATAAAAGTTCATGTATTGAATATAACACCTTTTAGATTATTTGTCAAGGGTTACTTTGGTTGTAATTAAGTATTTTCTTTGGGGATTTACAATAACATTCATAGTTCGCATCATTTGACGGTTTAATAAAATACGTGTTCTATTTTTTCTATCATCAATGGTAAACTCAACATTTTTATATGACGCTCCAGCAAACTCTACATCAAGATAAACTGTATGACGTTGCTCAGTATAATCTCTAAGTCCACCAAGATTTACATCTATAGTTCTTACTAGAGGTTTTTTCATCTTTTTACCCAATAGAGTCCAATGAACCATCTTACCCTTTAACTCTATATCGTCACCATGTATCACTGGTAAAGAAGAGTTACCAGTATCAAACTTAGAAATGATAGGCCCAAAATCTTTCACATCTATAACCTCTAAAAACCCACACTCTCTTGGAGCAGTGTATCTAAACTCTGGATTACTAAAATGAACTAAAACATCTTTAACAATGTTTTTATTGTTTACTTTTTCAATATTTTCAGTGCCAGGAGAAGAGTTTACCTCAAGAACATATGGTGGTTTATTTTTTGGATCATCAGATGGAATGAAATCAACAGCAGTAAAAAGACCACCTATAGCTTTTGCAGAACGAATACTATGTTCTATTTCAAGTTCAGTCAGATTATATTTTTTAACTTTAGCACCTAAAGATGCGTTACTTCTAAAGTCACCTTCAAGAACATCTCTTTGCATTGTTGCAATGACTTTACCCCCAAGGATCAAAACACGAACATCAAAATATGTTTTAATATATTCTTGAATTAGAATATCAGTATGCTTATCTTGTTTAAATAATAATTGAACAATAGAATTAAGAGCTCTCTCTGACTCTACAAATAACACACCCACACCCTTAGACCCTCTTAAAGTTTTAAGTATAATGGGAAATTTAGTGTCAAGCTTCTCAAAAGCTTTTTGTATGGAATCTTTATTTGGTATCAAAACTGTTTTAGGTTGTGTTAATCCAAAATCTCTCAATCTCAAATAACTTCTATATTTGTCAGATGCAACCTCTAAACACTCTCGACTGTTTATCACACAATATCCAGCACGTTGTAGTTGAGATATTAAATCTAAATAACTGTCTCTCTCAGGAGTGCCACGAACAAAAACAACAGTGTCCTTAATATCAATCTCAAATCCTTTTTCATCATCCATTTTATGGATAGTTCTTACACCATCCTCAAGTTTTAGGTATGTTCCATCCATAGGAACAACATAAGAAGGATAATTAAGCTCTCTTGCTTCTGACTCCATTCTCTCAGCAGTTATTGCTTTATCTCCAAGTTCATTAGAAATAACTACAACTTTATATTTCTCGTCTTTCTGTTCAGTGATAAAAGATTTAAAGTTTTCCATCATAGTTCTACCATCGGTGCAATCTCTACTGCTATCATAACTCCAACTTCATGATCAGAAGGAAAGTGCCATCCTGCTTTTACTCGACCTTGACCACACTCTTCAGCTGCAGCTATCAATCCTTTTTTGTGTTGTGGATATTTACGAATATAATATTCTGCAACCAAACGAGATTGCACAGTGTGACCACTTGGATAAGATGGTGTTTGCATGGTATCAGATGTAAATTTCATATGATTAATATCTATTCCAAGTTCTCCTGCTAGTTGCCATGGTCTTATTCTCTGAAATTTATTCTTATAAAATCTACTGACACCCGCACCTGTTTCAACTATTTTTGATATATCTTCACTACTATAATCTAAATCATTTTCATCAAGATAATCTCTAATGGCATAAGTTGCAACCATATCATGCTCTTTGATACTATTGATATCTTTTTGTGATCTATTGGAACCCAACTCTTTTACCATAGATAATTCTAATCGAGCTTCTGGACTACTATTTCTTGGAGGTTCGGGCACAGAAATATTCTTCCAATCCTTACCTTTAAGAAGAGGGACTGGTTTTTCTTCCACCTTATCATACTTTAAAGAGTCTATATCTTTTTGTTCAATAAAATGACTTGTAAACCTTTTCATTAAACCTCTTTCTTTTTACCTATATTATACTTTGGTGTTAATTCCCAATCATCTTTTTCACGGAAACTCAAAACTTTAATCTGACTTAAAGGAGCAACATTTGATGAGTCTCCCATAATAGAAATTAAACCCCAATCCTTTAATAGATTAGAAATAGTATTTCTGCGCGCAATATCATTTTCAGTCAAATTAGTTTGCTTACCATCTAGAGCAAACAACTCTTTGAAATGTACTATGTAGTATTTTCCTTGTTTATGAAGAATGTGGCAAGACTGATATAATTTTCTTTCTTTACGTGACGCAACACCCATTCGTGAAAGTGTTTCTCGTACCTTGAGAAAATCATCTGGTTCATTTAAACCAACTTCTAACATCTGCTCCTGTGTCCAATTAACTTCTTCCATTTTTTCCACCTTTATTTAATTTTTGTTTTATGGTGGCGATTTGTTCATCATTCAGTATAGTAAGAGCTACCTTTGCTTTCTCGTTATTGTATCCATAAAACTCTTTAACATACTCTAGATTCTCTAATTTATTCGCCTTCAACCAAGGAGTAAACCTTTTCCTTGGACGTATACTATTTATTAAAAAATCAAATTGGAGTTTTTTGTCTACATTTGGTGTACAGTTAATCTCATTAACCAACATTATGGTATCTTGAAAGCCAGACAGACACTTATTTACGATGAAAGGTGGATATTTTCTTTCCCATTCCTCATCCTCTGTATCCATCAATTTTTCTTTGGTATGGTTTATTGCATTAAGATAGTCTTTCAACTCATACATGACATTTAAAAACTACGTTAGTCCTTAGTTCGTAGCACTCCCTTGAAACCGGCATTGCTTTATGTGGTAAATGTGCAGTAAATATAACCATACGATTACCTACATACTCCACCAGCCGCCCATCTATTATTGTTCCACCATTCCACTCTGGTTTCCAATCCAATCGTGGATAAAAAATCATGGTGAAATCACCCTCATCTATATGCAAGTGTGGTTCTATACCATGTGTGTGAGCATTACAATAGATTCTTTCGTAAACTAAAGCTTTATCTGTTTTAGATTTTGCAGACTCAAATAAAATGTGAGCCCAGTCAAAACCATTTTCATCACACTCTTCTTTGTTGTGCCCACAGAGAACGTGCCAGTGTTTATTTGGTTGCCCCCTTTTAGATTCGTAATCAAACTTCCAAGATAGATTTTTCACATAGTCATCTATTAGAATAGCAATGTGATCCTCTACAACATTATCAATAACCTCAATCATTTAAATTTTACTTTTGCCATTATTTCGGTGAGACAGGCCAAGGTGTTAATTTCTTGATCGGCTGCAAATGCTCCTCTATACTGATACTCAGCCAATATACAGACAGCATGAGGTATAGTACTATGATCAAGGAAAGTATACAGGCTATCGTAAATACTCCGATAAAGGCGTACAGCATCCATGTCAAGATTGTTAACAACCCACTTTCTAACATGAGTGAACTCCTTTTCCTTCATGAACTTCATTAGTTCCTTAATATTTATCTCTGCCATATCAACAAGAATACCAGCATCAATTCTACCAGAAATGGAATACCTTTGCAGTTCGTTTAGTATACGCCTCCAATCTGGAAAGTGTCTCTGTATTACTTCAATAAGAACTTTCTTATCATACTCCACACTCTCACTCTGTAGAATAAACTCTACACGTTTCATGAAGTCCATAGCAAGATTTGGTTTTTCAGACTTTGGAATTGTAAAGTCAATCACACTACAACGAGAATGTAGTGGTTCGATTAATCTATTCTTGTAATTACAAGTCAGTATGAACCCACAGTTCTTATGAAACTCTTCCATGAAACCACGCAAGGCTGGTTGAGTTGACTGTGGATTTAGATAGTCTGCCTCATCAAGAATTAGATATTTTCTACCACCCTCAAGAGATACAGTAGATGCAAAGTTTTTGATCTTGGTTCTAAGAACGTCAATACCAGACTCCTCAGAACCATTGATCATCATATACGTTGCACCGATTTCATCTAATACAGCCTTTGCAATAGTTGTTTTACCAACACCAGGCCCACCAGATAAAATTATATTTGGTATATTACCAGACTCTACAAACTCTTTGAAAGTATTTTTCAGAGATTGTGGAAGAATACAATCATCAACAGTTTTAGGGCGATACTGT